GTTCTTTAGCCACTTCCTGATCGGAAGCACCTTCAGCGTAGTTCTTCAGTGCAGTAATGTCGTAGTCTGTCGGCAGTTCAGCCATTACCATTCTCCCGTACGCATACGTTCAACCAACCTAACAGCACGCTGCTTTACCTGCTTGTACCACAGGGACTTCTGCATGCTGTTGGCTGCCTTCTCGTAGTCCCCTGCTTCAACTGCTCGCAATGTACGCTGGAACAAAGACAAACGCTCTAGGCCAAGGTTAAAGGACATGTTGGCAATTACTGTTTTACGGGGACCGTCAAGCTCGTCGAAGTTCTTGCAAACTACACGGGCATCTGCAATAGCCACGGCAATGTCTTCGTCCAGTAATTCTTCTGCTTGTTCCAGTGTGATGACCTGATTAGCCCTTACGTTCTTTGTGTGTCCGTAGCCAATAGTGCGTACACCTACGGTGTCAATGTAGGTCTTTAAGCGTAGACCTTCGTCTCGCTTCAAATCTTCCTTGAGTACTTCTTCCCAATCAGCCACGCACTGCTCCTTGTGATTATGGTGCGTCAGGAACAACAGAACCAGCCGCTTGTACCGCTGCTGTAATAGCCGTCTGGCGCGTACAGTGAGCAACCTCCCGACGACTGCCCGACTGTTTCGCCCTGCGCGGTCAGGTCCGCGAACTGAATCGAGATCATGCCGCCGCTAAGGTCGATGCTGAACCCGGTCACTTCTTTTTTTGCGACAACCGGCCCAGAGATTGGTGATGTCAGTGTGATTGGCATGGCGATCCCCTATGCGACTTGTATCAGTTCAAGTTTGCCGACCCAATGGGTCGAAGTTGTATTTGCTGGCGTTACCTGAATCACCAGGGCGCCAAGTGTCGTATCCGCAACAACGTCAACTGTTGGCGCTCCGATGCCCGCAACGATCCCGAATGCCGTGATTGTCGTGGCGCCTTGGATCACCGTCGACGCAGCATTCGCGCCCCGGTATCCGGTCCCCTCGATTTTCCATCCGCCGCAACCAGTTGACTGATATGCAGAGACGCGCGCCTCAAATTGACCGCCAGAGTTGTCGGGCAGCACCAGGACGGTCGTAGACGTCGGCGTCGCTCCGTCCGTCGATAGCTGCACGGTAGTCGTTGCTGCGGTCGTGCGCCTTACCGGCTGGCCTGTGACCTGCGCGTCACCCTGCGCGGACCGCTGGCCTGAACTGTAAGCGTATGCGCCCCACAGGCCGCGCACTGTTGCCTGATACCCGCCCGGAATCCATGATGCAATGCCTGACGCCGTGTTTGTGTTGCCACCTGCGACTGTTCCAGATGACCCGGCCGTGTTGGTGGTGCCGCCGCCGACTGTCGAGTTTGTGCCGTTTGCGGTGTTGTTGGCGCCGCCGCCGACTGTCGCGTTATCCGCGCTCGCGGTGTTGTTTGATCCGCCTCCGATCACCGCACTTACGCCGCTGGCCACTTGCGCGGCAAGATATCGGCTCGTCTGCCAGTCAGCCGCATTGGCTCCGCGCTTATTGCCGCCCGTTGCTGTGCTGTCTGGGACATCCGCCAGCACAGCGCCCGATCCTTTAGGGGCGAGTGCCGCGTCAACATTGGTCGCTGCGTTGTTTGCCGTCAGCGATGCGACGGGAACAGTTGCATTTGGCGAGGACGTGGACTCGGCTGCGGTGAATCCGGTTAGGCCCCCGCTCGGCGTCTGCCAAGTTGCCGCCGTGCCACTCGTCGCGGTCAAAACCTGCCCGGAACTCGGCGCGGTGGCGGCGCTCACGCTGACGGTCGTGGTTGCGGACTTCAGCGCTTCGGCATATCCGCTCGTGTTCTGATTCAGCGTCGGGAATGTGCAGTTGGTCAGCGTACCCGATGACGGCGTGCCCAGCGCCCCGCCGTTCGTGACGAATGCGCCAGACGAGCCGACTGCGACGGCTAGCGCGGTGCCTACGCCTGTGCCGGGGGTGATCGTTGCCCACGTAGCCAGATCGGCGTCGTATGCCTGAACGTTTGTCCCGATGACCAGCCCGAGCGTAGCCCGCTGCGCGGTAGCGTCGGCGTCGTCAATCAGCGCCCGGCCGGCTGCGGTGACGGTCATCAGTGCCGCGGTGCCCGATCCGGTGAAGTACGGCGCGGAGTCGGCTGCTGACGTCAGCCCGGCGATTGCCGTCAGTTCAGCGTCGGCCGGCTGGTAGACGCCGCTGTGATTATGGCCTGCGGTCGCAAAGTCGCCGCTGGCAGACGTGGCCGCGGTGCCCAGGCCGAGCGTAGTGCGTGCCGTCGAGGCGTCTGCATCGTCAACCAGCGTGGCGCCGTATGCCGAAATCCCGTGTGCAGTGGTGACGGCGTTGTGGGTCGCGATGGCGCCGGATGCCTCGTATGCGGTCGCTGCCGTCGTTGCCGCGGTTCCGAGTCCAAGGGTCGTACGCTGCGCCGCTGCGTCCGCATCGTCAAGCAGTGCCGCGCCCGCAGCGGTTATGCCGTGTGCGCCAGTGGTCAGCGCAGCGTGCGTGCTGACTGCCGACGTTGCAAACGAGCGATCCCCGTGTGGGTCTGCCGCGCCGGCATGCGTTGTGATCTCGCCGGCCACGAATGCGGTCGTGGCGATCTGCGTGGTTGACGTGGCACCCGCTGCCGTCGGCGCAGCTGGCGTGCCCGTGAATGTCGGCGATGCCAGCGGCGCCTTAAGCCCGAGGGCCGTGTTCAGGTCGGTCTGATCGGTGAGCGTGCCGGTGATGCCGCCCCAGGCGGACGAGCCACCACCGGTGCCTGCGCCGATGTTCTCGCGAGCCTGCAGCTGCTGCCCTGCCGACAGCCCCTGTACGCCATCAAAGCGCACATACCGCCCGTCCCCGCTCGGCATCTGCTCGCTCGGAGTCACATCGCTAGATCGAGTGCGGTTGCCGCGGACGATGACTTTGCCGCGGTACGGGATGACACAATTATCCTCGTCGGCAAGGTCGTAGTCCTCGATGTCATAGACCCACTCGACGCGATCGGCGAGCACTACCCATCCGGCTGAGACGCTGGCGCCGATGGTGATGTCGAGTGCGTCGGTGTCGAAGATCACGCGGGCGTTGGCGTCGCCGTTGTGGGTCAGGATCTGAATGACGGTCGCGGTGCTGTCGGCAAGCCGGATGTGCATGCGCTGGCCACGGCCGGCAGTGCCGGCGTAGTCGAGCGACAGCTCGAACGCCTGACCCTGGTAGATGGTGATGTCGCGCGGAGTGGTCATCGCGAGCCTGTCCTGATTTTGCTGAGAATGGATTGCGCGGCGGCGCGAATCAGCGCGCACGGCCCGCATGGTTTCTTGGCTTGCGTGGCCGGCGCTGGAACCGCGCGGCCGGCATGCACTGCATTCGGCGGAATCACGCTACGCATTCGATCACCACCGGCCCGTAGACCTCGCCATTGACTGTTGCGTAGACGTTGATGTTGGTCACGTCGAAACTCTCCGTGCTGACCACTTGAGCCGCCATCGGCGCGTCCGCGAATGCGGCATCCTCCAGCATGAAATAGGCTGCGGTCGGGCTGCCCTCCATGTCGTCCCAAGTCATTGACCAGACCACGGTGTCTGTCGGGCCGATGCCCAGCATGTAGACCAGCCAGCCGCACGGCTGGCCGAACACGTAGGGCGCCACGCCGGTCGCCGTGAATGGCCCGGACACCTCGCAACTGCCAGGCACCGGCGCGGCAGCCTGCGCGGGGCATGCCGCGGTTGGTGGCCTGATCGGCGTGAGCGAGATCCCGATCTGCACCGGTGGCGAGCTGGACGTGGCAGGGACGGCTCGGATGCGCTGCCTCATGACACCACCACGGTGAGTGTGAACGGGTCGAACCCGGACGCGGTGACGTAGATGGTGTGCGGGCCGGGCGGCATCAAGGACAAGGGGAAGGCGACCTTGCCAGCGCCGTCCGTGAAGCGCGTGGTGGCGCCGTCGAGCAAGCAGGCAGCGCCGGCCAGCGGGGCGCCGGTGTCGTCGGTGATGACGATCACGCGGTCATTGCCCTGCGTCGTGACGGTTGCTCCGGTGTACTGCTCGGGCGTGTAGGCGATGGAGCTGGAAACGATGTCGATTGCCGGCGCCGCACCGGACGCAAGCTCAAGGGTTGGCGTCGATCCGCGATCGGCGATGGCGGACGCGGTAACCAGCGCAGGGCCGCTCAGATCCAGCGCCGGCACGGATGCGGTGACGACCTCGCCGGGCACGATGCGCCGCTGCTGCCGGGCAGCGCGAACGGTGTAGCGTGGCCGCGCACGGTCGCCGAGGATGCGCCCGCCGACGTCGTCGGCCACTCGCGCATCCGTGACCCACGGCAGCGTCACTTCGGCCACGACCTGGCCGCGCAGGGTTTCGACCGCCGCGGCGCGTAGTTCCATACTGGCGCGCGGCTTGCCGTCTTCCAGCGCGTAGCGGATGCGCAGGCGGGTCGCGATGCCGTCGCGGGATGCGCTACCGGCCGGTGTGTCCGCGGCGCGAATCGTCACAGTGGGCGACGAGCGCGGGCGCAGGCGCATCAGGCCCGGAAGGCTGCGGCTGAATACGGCATAGATCGAATCGGCGATGCCGACGAGCGCCGATTGCAGGCTGCCGCCGGTGATGCTGCCGGCGATCTCCAGCAATCGGGCGTGACACTCGACGCGGAATCCGGCCAGGTCGCCGCGGTCAATGGTCTTGCCGCCACGCCGGCAGATATCGCCCACGATATCAGCGGGGTTGGTCATCAGGTCGCCGGACAGCGCGTCCATCGCGCCGTCGCCAACTGCAACCACGTCGGCGCCCTCTTCGAGCGCGTCCACGGTTTCGATGACCGTGATGGCGTTGCCGTCCGCGTCGGTCTCATTGCGCCACTGCCAGCCATCGTAGGGCAGCGCGTCGACGGCCACGGATGCGATGCGGCTGCTGGCATGATCTGCCCACAACCAGCGCTTGCCCGTGGCGCCCAGGCGGATGCACTTGCCGGCGACGTTGCGGCCGTAGCGCCAGGGCAACGGCACTACGTCGCGGAAGATGCCCAGGTCGGCATTGGTCCTGAGCGGCAGATCGTCGGTCCATCCGGCAGACTCGCAATCCAGATCGACGCCATCGGCGCCAGCGTCCACCGATGACACCATGCCGGTGCGCGACAGGGTGCCGCCGTCCATGACGTCGACGCGCACGCCGTAAGGCGCCTGTGTGGCCAGCAGCCGGCGCAGCGTGGCCGATGGTCGGTCCAGGCTCACGCGGAAGTTGTCGTTTTGCTGCCCGAGTTGCGCGGCTGTGTCGGACACAGAAAACGGGACGCGCATCATCGGATGCAGTGGGTTCATGCGACCGCGTAGCGCGTCCACATCGTAGACCTGAGCTGGCGGGGTCGTATGCAGGTAGATCCAGATGCCGGCAGCAGCGGTGCCGACATAGCCCGGCATGGCGCCCGACATGAGCGGCAAGTCGCCGGCAATCGCGCCGACAGGCCCATCGTTGAACGCGCCGGCAATCAGCGGCAGGTCGCCAGCAATCGCGCCAACGGTAGCCATGCCGCCAACAAACGAGCCCGCGATCAGCGGTAGCGTTCCGTCTATCGTCGACGCGACGGCGGTATACCCGGCGAAGGCACCGGAGATCAGCGGCAGGTCGCCGGCGATCCCACCCGCCACAGAGTAGCCGCCGATGAACTCGCCCGCGATTAGCGGAAGATCACCCGCCATCTCGCCGGCTTGCGAGACAAGTCCGGCCATGTCGCCAGCAATGCCGACAACATCGCCGGCAATGGCAGCAAAGAATCCCTGCCCGCCGGGGAAGTCACCAGTGATTGACGGCAGTTCGCCAGCCGCTGCGCCGACTACGCCAGACCCGCCGTAAATGCTTCCAGCTATACCAGCGAGATCGCCCGCAAGGACGCCGGTCGGGACAAGTAGCCCCACCATCGCGCCAGCAATGCCGGGAACGTCGCCCGCAATATCGCCTGACACACTCGCGGCGCTAGTGCCATCCCACGCATACGACGCGGCCGGCAGGTCGATCAGGTCCGCGGCAGTGAATGCGCCCGTTGCCGAGTTGCCAGTGTCATAGAGCGAAACGACTGGGTAGAAATTCCCCGTCAACCCGCTGAATGCGTAACCCGTGCCGGCGTCAGGATCGCCGCTGTTTTGATAGACACCGTTCAGCAGGAAATACAGCTTGCCTGCTTTCAGGTGTACGCCGATCCGGTCAGCGCCGTAGCTGGTCCCGTATGCGGCTCCGCCGCCGCTGTCGTATTTGTCGCCGGCCGAATAGTAGCCGTACCCATCTGCGTACCAAAATCCGCCAGCGCCGAGAACCACCGACGACAGGCAAATGCCGACCATCGCATACGAACTGAACGATGTTACGTCCACTTCGAAGAAATGATCGGCCGTCGCCGCGTCAACCGGATCGGTTCCGCGCGCCGACACCCAAAAACCGCCGGACGTGACGGTTGTAATCAGGTCGCCGCTGCTAAACGCCTGCGACGCTAGATATGGGTTATTGGCGTCAGATGGATTCCAAGTTGTCACTTGGAGTCCTTAGCTGGTCGGCGCAGTCAGCGTTCCACTGGTAATCGACACCGGCGAGCCGCTTACGATGCTCGTCGTGTTGAGCGTCATCACGCCGCCGCCGCCGGTTGCGGTCACGGAGCAGTCAAACACGGTCGCACCCGTGGAGTCTTTGATGCGCGCCCACGTCGCGGTCCCCGTGGCATTCGCAGACGAGTCGCCCGTGATGGCCGAAAACGTCAGCACACTGGCACTCGCCGCGGGCGCCGCCGGGTCGGAGCAGGTCAGCACAGCCAGCAGCACTTGCGCGCCGATTGCCGTGTCGGCATTGGTCGGGATCGTGCCCGAGTAAATTTCGATGGTTGCTGGGCCGGAGCCTGCATTCATCAGGGTATTGGCTGCATCAAGCTGCGCGTTGCGCCATGCAAGAGCCGGTCGAACGGTTGCCATTTTCTTTACCTCGGTGTCAGCGTGAGAGAGAGCCCAACGCGGCGCGATGCCGCTGGAGCCTGGAACCCTGAGAAGTCGTCGATGTCGATCTCGTCGGCGATAGTGCAAAGCGTCGCTTCGCCCTCGGGAGACACGGCGCCGATTCGTGCATCGTCGTACGTCGTGGCGTACTCAAAGGCCGCGAGCAGATCGTCCACCGATGCCTGCGTGCAGCTTTCGTGGCTGATCACGCCGCCGAGTGCGCGGGTGCGTTGTCCGGTGGCGAGGCGTGTGCGGCGACGCCATGTGCCGTGCTCAACAGTGGCCGCGGTGCCGCTGACAATCGGGCGCTCGGGGACGCCGAGGTAGGCCCAGCCGATGCTGCCGGTGTCGTTGACCGCCAGGCGCCACTTGGCGCAGGTGGTCGAGTCGAACAGCAGCGCCATTGAGCCGGTAGCCCAGGGGACGGTCTGCGAAAACGCGGTGGTCGACCAGTTGTCGTTGCTGCCGGTCAGCGTCACCGTTGCCGTGCTCGGGATGGTGTGCATCGCCAGTAGCAGCGTATCGGCCGCGCCGCTGCCGCTCGGCGTGATGTTGATCAGCGTCGATCCGGTCCACGACATGGACTCGTCATCGGGCGAGCGAGCGCGGCCGACGCCGGAGCTGGCCAGCATCGTGAACTGGTAGGTGTCGCCGGTGACCCACGACGGCGTGGCGCCTGCGATGAATGCGGCGCTGATGCCGGACGCCAGGGACACCGTGGCCGCGATGTCGACCGTGGTCCAGCTGCCGCCGTCGATGCGGTAGCGCGCCTCGCCGCCTTCGGCGCTGAAGGTCCAGCGGTCGCCTGGTGCGAATGCGAGGGCTCCGGGTGTGATCGTCAGCGATAGGCCGCCGTCGCTGTAGCTGCTCAGCGACGTGGTCACCAGCGAGTAGTTGGCCAGCGCCCCGGCGACGGAGCCGCGCACGCCGAAGACGATCGTATCGTTGCCGGTCTGGCCGCCACCCAGGGCGACCGGATCGGCGCGCACGATCTCGTACTCGATGTAATCGCCCTGCTGGTAGGTGCTGCGGCCGTTGGCGTAGGGCGTCGTTTTCACGATCAGCTTGTCGCCGACGCGCAGATTTTCCACGCAACCGATGGCCGGGCCGAAATAGAATTCCCGCGTCGACGTCGGCACGTCTTCGCCGGTTTCCGGGTCAGGCTCCATTCGCGCGGAGTGGTAGCCGTAGCCGGGTTGAATTGGCAGAAAGCCGTCCTGGCTCACAAACCAAAATGGTAGGTCATGATCCTGCCACACTGAATTCCCTGTCAGCGTGGCGGACTCAAAAGGGCGCAGCATGTCTCCGGCAATGTAGACCTTGCCCAGGCACGCCTGCACCATGCGCGTGAGCGGGCCAAGGTCGTTGGTCAGATTCCGAGCGCCCGCGATGGCGCGCATCATGATCGACTCGACTTCTGCCGCCGGATTGCCGCCGTCGTTGGGCAGTTGCAGCGTGCTGAATACCTGCGTCTTCCACGTCGGGGCGCCCGTGTTGGTGGCGACCATGAGCGGCGATAACTTGTCGACGATGAAATCCCACTGCGTCTGGAACTCAGTTTCTACCGCCGAATCCAGCGCGCCAGAGCCGCCCATTTCGGTGTAGATCGCGAGCAAATGCTGCTGGAAGGTGTTGGCCACCAGTTCCACTGCAGCAATGTCGGCCTGTTCGAACTTGGCGATAGCCGAAACGCGCTGGAAAAGAGCGGTTACATACCCGCCGTAAAGATCGGTCGGCTGTGTCGCGGAGCCCTGCATCAATTCGTGCAGGCCGGACAGCAGCGTCGTGATGTACGCATCGTCATCGGTGACGGTGAAGTAGCAGTTCAGATGGTGACTGCCGAGCCGCCAGTCCTCGATCTGGTCGTAAAGCGTCTTGATTGCAGCGGGCAGTGTTGCCACAGCCGCACCTCCAGTGGTGACACCCAAGAAAGTGTTGTTCGGCCCGCCGACGACGGGGATGGTGGAACAGTCGCAAGCTGCGGCCGGGTGCGGTCGCAACTCGAAAACATAGGTAGCGGTCTTGGCCTCAGAGCCAAGTCGCGGGTTCTTCACGCACATAGACGGGATAACCGAACCCTCTGCGCGATCAAGCAGTTCCAGGTATGCGGCGAATTCGCCCTCGGGCGCTGTGGACGGCGCCAACTGAACGGGGACCGTGAATCCGTAGGCGCCAGCGCTGAACGCCTCGCCGGTGGTCACGGTGCCCAGGTCGTCGCTGACCGATCCGGTGACGCTCCAGATCTCGGCGCCCGGGATCGGGGCGCCGGTGCATTCGATGCGCAGCAGCTCGGTGGGCGCCGTGGCGGCCACGGTCAGGTCAACCACTGCGCGCCGGATGTACGTGGTGCCATCGCGCGTGCTGCCGGCGCTGTAGCTGGCGGTGTAGACACTGAGGTCGTCGCACGCCATGCCGCCCGGGCGGCGATCCTGCGCGATGACGCCGTCGACCTCGATCAACGTCGAGTCCGCCTGGATCTTCGCCAGCAGCGAGTAAAGCGTGGTGATGTCGGTGTGGGTTCGTGCGACCACGCCGCCGTCCAGTTCTTCGACCGTCCGCCCGCCCGTGATGGCGTACACGCGCGTCCCAATGGGCACGGCGCGGCGCAAGGCCGGCGACAGGTGGTAGCGGTAGGCACCGTCGCGGAAGGTGCGCCAATGCCGGTACACGGTCGCATCGTCGCCGAAGCGCAGGCGCGGAGCGGTGGTCGGCACGGTGCCTTCGGGCTCCAACAGCGGGCCGCCGAAGTGGTATTGCTCGCCGGTAAACTCGCTGGCGCCCGCGCTCATTTCGCCGGTGGTGGCGTAGTCGGTCGCTGTGGCTGTCAGGCCCGCTTGCGACACGCGCACACTCAAGTTGTTGCCGGCGCTGCCCGCGGTCTGTGCGCGCAGGTTGACGCTCTGGAACGGCGCCCAGGCCTTGCGGGTGGGCGTGCCGGTGTCCAGCACGGTGATGACGAACTCTTGCGCATCGATGCCGCTGGTAGCGCTGACGCCGGACAGCACGCCATTGCCGACGCCGGAGAACACCGGGGCGCTCAGCAGCGGGGCGCCGTTGATGGTGGTGC